TCATGAACACATACGCGTGCAGCGCTGCAGCGTAGAGCAACACCTGCGGAAAGTTCGTATCCAGCCAGGTTGTGCTCGCTGTGACGATCGAACTAGGCACAGCAAAGTAGTGGATGTTCACCGTGTACACCAGATTCGGCGTTGGGGCCAGCATCAGGGTCGTCTCGTCGTACACCGCGTACACCTTCGGCTCCGCCTGCGTAGTCGCCAGCGGATACATCTCGTCCAGATACTCAGCGGACTTCGGTAGCAGATTCACCGTGCCGGCCGCGGTCGTCAACGAGATCGCCTTGCCGTAGATGTAGTCCGAGGGCATCGTCAGGGACCGGGAACCGATCACGGTAACCCCGGTAGTGTTCTTCCTCGTCGACGGTAGCTTCGCCTCGTTGTAAATCTGGCGCTCTGCCATAGTGATAAATCCGGGCACTGCTGCCAGGAACACCGGGTCGTTATTTTGCGTAAGCGACACCAGATTGTCTACGAGGACGGAGTAGCTCATTAACGCATCCTGCCTTTACCGTGGCCCTTGACCGCGCAACCGACGCCGCGAGGTTTGCTCTTTGCCTTGATGATGCCGCCCTTGCGCTTCGCGGGAACTTCCTCGTTGGTTGCATCGTTGGCCATATCCCGGCGCTTCTTGATCCGCCCGGCAACGCTGTTGGGGTCTGAGGCAAGCACATCAGCTGCGCGCGGGGCGCTTGCGGGTTGTGCTTGCTCCGCCGCGCGAGCAGCGGCTTCACGCGCTGCAGCACGTGCTTCAGCCTCCTTGATGTACCGCTTGGACTTCTCCGCGTCGGTTTCTCTATCAAAAAATCCCATGATCTTGCCTCCTTCGGCGTACTCGTGTTTGTGGTGTTTGTGCCGGGCTACCGGCGGATCTCGGGGCTCCGGTATAGGCAGCCCATATTTATTGCGACCCATGATCAGCCATTCCGGCCGAATTTCAAACCCTTAGTGGCTGCGCCGCCGCCACGCATGATACCACCGGTAGCGGCTTTGACCTTGCCGCCGCACTTGAAGCCACGGGCTTGCTTCTTGTCCCAGGCTTCTTCCTGCTTGCTGCCTTCCTTGCCCTTGCCTTTGACTTCCTTGTCCTTCTTCGATTTCTCGAACAATTGGAATTTCGCCATGATGTTTCTCCTTAGTAAAGCAGGTCGCCCTGCGTGTCTGTCGCGGCCGGTATCAGCGTACGATCTGCATTATCCGCTGGTCGTGGGTCTTTCAGCGCTTGGGGGTCAAACACCTTGAACGTCCCAAGTTTGAACTGCGGGTGGTCTAGCTCGAAGCACTCCGGGCACACACGGATATTTGTCTTCTTCATCCGGATCGTGACAAACTTCAACTCCTTCAGCGGATAGGTCAACCCACATCGGTCACAGTCGCCAATTGCGCGCTTTTCGCTAGCGAAGCTCATCCTGGCCTCACGCGGAACGAGGCTCTTTCTCTGTCCTCTTCGATAGCGAGCTGGAACTGTTCATCATAAATCTGTTTGCATTCTTGCAGGCGCTCAGGCGCGCGCTTCATCGCCAGGTAATAAGCGAGACCGGCGATCATCGCGGGCAACAGCCGAGCTGGCGCGTCGACATTGGTGGAACCATCTGTACCAGCATCCTGGATGCGGCGCATGCGCCAGTAGACCATTGTGTATGTAGCATCAGGCGGAACGGGCCAGACAGTCACCGTAGGCGCTGCGGCCTGGCGGTCAACGTAGAATTGCACTGGGCGGCCGGGAGAATCCTTGGATGGGATGGAGCTGTATTCACCGATATCCAAACGGCCTATGGCGAGGTCTGTGTTAGACCCGCCGCTGGCTGTTCGAACCACCACGTCCAGGAGGTCAATGGTGTCTGCGGGCAGAGTGTACGTCGGGGTCGCCGCGAGCAGCGGGATAGTCAGTTTCTCGATGGTCCACAAATTAACGCCCCTATTTGCCCACTCCAAGGCGAGCAGATTCAGGCTACGCCGTGCTGTTCGCACCTCGTAGCCCGACGTGACCTCGATCCCGATTCTCTCGTATGCTTCTTCAATTACCTCAGAGACATCGGGATTGAATGTAACCGTCCCGCTGGTGGCCATAGATCACCCGTAAAAAATAGTCAGGGAAGCGACTGAGGTGACCGTAGCGTGCACGTCCGTCTGGAACAAAATACCGTTCTCAGGGAACATCAGCTGGGTAGGCACCGGGTCAGTAGCGGCCAGAGCCGCAGAACCCAAAAGGTCCAACAGCAAGGTTCCACCGGCACCACCGTCGCGTAGCTGGATCGCCGGAGCGACCCCACCAACGGTAGGCACAAAGTACACCCCCTTCACCTTACCACGCTGCGTGGCCAGGGCCGTACCGGTCGCTGTGACCGTGACGGCCTTTATGTTAGTTTGGTTCATGCGAACCTCCTATTAGTGCTGGACGTACTGGATCGTGGCGCTCAGGATACCAGCAGTCACGGCAGTCGCCGTAGGCGTTACCTGCACGTAGAACGCGGTGTTGGTGCTGATGTTGGCCATGTTGGTCAGGTGCGTAGCCGTGAATGTCGGGCGCAGGCGAACAGTGGCTTTCACATCAGTACTGGCCATGTACTCGACGCCGGCAGCGGAGATACCCATTGTCATGTTGATCGCGGTGCCACCGGTGGTGACTGTAGGCTGATCGATGACGATATCCAGGATGGTGGCGTTGGCTGGCAGGTTCATGCTGGCGGTAGCGGCAGCTGCTGTGGCAGCCCAAGCAGTAGCGGGGGAACCGTTGTACGTGGTGGTCGTGGTGCCGTCCTGGTCGGTGGCGGTGGTGATGGACGCTGTTGGGACGAAGTAGACCTTCTGAGTCAGGACGATGTCGCCCAGGTTTGCGCCGGAACCAATCTTGTTAGTGCCAACCAATACGGGACCGCTGTGGGTTGTCTTTGCCATGATATTTCTCCTGTAAGTTTGCTCTGGCTTCAGTCTCTTACACGTCCGTCGAGTCGGTCTGAAGCCGCGAAAATCTCGATACGGGCCTTATACAGGAAAGAAAAAAAACCCGCAAGGGGGAGCTTGCGGGCCTGGAGTAGCGCCGGGAGGCGCTGGAGGTGAGACGTGGTTATTATGCTCTAAAACCCCTTCGACCGCAACCAAACATCGACATCAGGGAGAACACCGAGGTCTACCGTATTCAGTTTCTCGTTGCGCTGCTTTTGGTCTAGGGTCCTCCCCCATGTTTTAGGCATGTACCAACGCATCCCGAAAATAGCTTTCATATCGGTACTCCGCAGCATTACCACATTGGTGAGCGTAGCCCGCTTCGCCTCCTGCCCAACCGAAATTTCACGCCCTTTGACTTCGATGTACACATCCCTACTAGGGATGTAAAAATCCGCCATATACACGCGGTCGCCGACAACCACATGCTTCTGAGTCTGTGTATCGGAATACCGAGTTATCAACCACCTGTACACTAATACCTCCCAGGAAGACCCCACTTTTGCCAAGCCCTCAGGCGTGGATACCGTCCATTTAGCCCCGGCCAGCGATTTTGTTCCGGCGATACCGCGGGCCACAGCCCCCGCTAAATTCTTTTCGTGCCCACATCTAGGGCACCCATGCCCGCAGGTCAAATTCGCATACGTCATCGCGAAACGGTGTTGATGTTTACGACAGGTCACCCACCCCTTTTTCTGGCCGCCGGTATATACAAACTCGGAGAAGTCGTAGTCACCCAGCTTAGTTTTTTCGAGCTGGGCTATAGCGGTGACCTGATCGAGTAGCCTACCTCGGCTTCGCCGCGCGACCCCACACTGCGCGCATCCGCGCCCCTGTAAATGCTTCAGCATATTGATTTGAAAACTCCCATGCTCGGGGCACACGAGGGTGAATTTCTCCCTGTTGTTTTTCACCGATACCAGATGGTCGTAGTTGTATTTGCCTGCGTGCACCCGCGTAGCATCATCCTTGAAGGCACGCATGGGGCGCTTGCGCGATTCGATACCACATTCACGGCACACGCGCCCCCGCAGTAGCTCACTAGCCTCTGGATACTTATCACCGTGCTTGGGGCATATAACATGCACCTTACGCCGAGAGTGCTCATACACCACACGGCTCAGGTCATACGTTGGGCCGATCTTAGCGCGGACTTTGTTTACGAAATCTTCGGTCATTTGATCTTTCATGGTCGCCCCCTCTAAATAGTCACAGGGTCATACTACCCTAACCAGAGAGGGAAAACAAGCCCTATTTCTAGGGCTTGTCGCTTGATTTTGCTGCTTTGTTACAGTCTATCAGGCCGACCCGTAGATCCCAAGAGGATCAGAAACTCCAAACGAGTATCTTTCACGCGCCTTGTAACGAGCGTTCCCGGTCTCGAAGTCGCCCAGCATTTCTTGTTTGATCGAAGCGCGAACGAAGTGTTTCAGAGCGTTCGGTACATCGGTCAGCAGGAACCACTGAGTCGTGTTGGTCAACCAGTGGTTGACGGTGTAGCCTTCGGGGATAGCACCAGTGCTCAGGATCGCGTTGATGTCGCGGTCCGCAGTTCCAGGACGAGAATCCTTGGTGCCACCGATCAAACGCTCAGCCACGAACTGCAGGGCTGCGGGGATGACCAGCTTGCGCGGCTTGGCGGCGATCAACAGACCTTTCTCATCAGTCCAGCTGGCCATCGCGATGATCGCTGCTTCC